TGCATACGGGCGCGGAAGAAAAAGCGGTGTAGGCTGGCTTACTTGTATGGGTGCTATAAGTTTTTATAACCGAATTTCGCCTATCGCGAACTCGGTTGATTTAATATCTGAACAAATCGCAGGGGTTACACCTTGTTTGTTTGACAGAAAAAGCAAAGCGTTCATCAAAGAGGCTAATGAGAACACGCCAGCAGGAAAATTACTCGCGCGCTTGAGAAATCCGAACGTCGATGAAACTTATTCAGAATACATTTTCGCTCAATCGGCTTTTTATCTCATTACGGGTAATGCTTTTTGGGTTAAGCAATCACTTATCGCAGGAAGTGAGCCGACACAGCTTCTTTATGCACAGCCTCAAGACATTACTATCAATAATTTGGGTTCAACTCGTGCCACTTCTTATATTTGGAACGACGGCACGCGCTCGATCCATTTTGCTTTTGATGTTTTGACAGGAAAGTATATCGGAAAAGATAAACACGGCTTAATCTATGAAATATTCCATAGTCGCAGATTTAACCCGAAAAAAGGTCAATCAAATCTTTGGGGCGCAAGTCTTTTGACTCCGATTTATGATGAAGCCGAGCAACATATCGCTGGGATTATTCACAACAAAAACCTTTTAGCAAACGGGGCTAGACCGTCAGGGATAATGACAGTCGATGAAGCTCACTCCGATGAAGAGTTTGAAAATATCAGAGCGAGTATCCGAGGGTTTTATCAAGGAACGGATAACGCAGGAAACATACTTATCCTAGACGGTAAAGGCGCAAAATTCGACCTTGTTTCTGTATCCCCGAAAGATATGGACTTCGCAAAGTTAAGCGAGAGAACTGAAAACTCTCTTTATTCTCGTTTAAAAATACCGAAGCCTTTAATATCCGAAAAGACAATGACTTATAACAACCTGAATGAAGCTATGTATCAGCTTTATATTTTAATGGTATGTCCGACGATGAAACACTTTTTTAACGATATGACTTCCTTTTTAATCGCTGATTATAAGGGGCTTGAGGGCGTTGAAATTGGTTACGACCCAGCAGACGTGCCAGTATTAGCAACAAAACAAAGAGCCGATGACATCGAAACGGTTAGACTCGGCATTTTGACTTATAACGAAGCTCGCAAAAAATTCGGAGAAGACGAATTAGCAGAGGGTGGAAACGATGTACTCGTACCTACCAGCTTAGTACCGATAGGAACTCCACCAGCTCAAAACCCGACCGAGTTCGAGAAAAAGTCAATCAGGAATTACACAACTAAAGAGAATTTTCTTCAGATATTAAAAGAACAGGCGTTCGATGACGCTCAAGCGCAGGAGTTAGCAGAAAAGTTTTATGGCTGATAATTCAATCGTAAAAAAAGCGAGAGAGAGCGCGAAAAAAGACATCAAAAAAAAAGAGCGCCGACTTTCACAATTTGAAAGAGACTTAAAGAAGTTTTTTAAGCAAATCGCGGATGATTATTCTGCGATTTATCACGCTTCAGGCGAAATATTGAACTTAAACGAGAGCTACGAAGCTGAATTAAACAGCGTTTTGAAGCGAAATTATAGGGATATTCAGGCGGATTTTTCTAGTGATATTCGAAGCGAACTTGACGCAATAGCCAAGCAAAAAGAGCTTGAAGCTGAAAAAGACAGAAGACACGCGCTTGACGCTAAAATTGCCGTCGTTTTAGGGGCGGTTGTTTTGTTGAAAGCTAAGAATATAAGCCCGAAAATCATAAAAACGATTCAAGAGACGCTTATTAAGAAGACAAATGACTTTGTCGCAAGCAAAGCGCTTGAGGGTATCACCGTAGGGCGCGCTGAAGTGGCTAGTACGGTCGGTAAATCGATGAAAGATTGGGGAAGCTCTCACGCGCCGATTGTCGCGCTCACGGAGACGCAGACCACGGCAGAGCAAGCAAAATATATCGAAGCTTCAGGAATAGTCGAAGAGGTTTTAGGCAAAGGGGTTAAAAAAGAGGGCGCTGATAAGACGTGGGTTACTTACGGCGACGAAAAGGTCAGATCTTCACATCAATCTCTTGATAGCAGAACGATTAATCAAGATGATTTGTTTGTCACGGGGCAAGGAAACTCTCTTCTTTTTGCAGGAGACATCGACCACGCTCCGATTAGCGATGTTATAAATTGCAGATGTTCAACGGTGTATCATCTTAATTCAGCGATTACAGAAGTTATTATGAATAAGATTTTTAAGAAAAAAGGAAAGTAGGTATTTATGAAATTGGTAGAAATGTGTGGAAAAAGAGTCAATGTAAATCAAATCGCGTTTATTAACGTTCAGGACAACAGGCACGACGGCAAAGTTCACGTTTTATATAGAATGAGTTGCCAAGATGACTTAAACGAGCTTTTCGAAAATCACGAGGACTATTTGACAGCGTTCGAAGCTCGCGGATTTTTAAAATTGGAGACGGTCGAAGCTGAACAGCCTGAAGAAATCCAAACGTTCGAAAAAACCTGCGTTTTATCAGCACTTTTTAAATTTGTGTATAATAGTTTAACTTGTAATATTAAAAATAAAAAAGGAGATACAAAATGACTATTGATGAAAACAAAATAACAAACTCAACGGAAGACTATTACGATACAAGTTATAAGAAAGATATATCATTATTCGCAATAAAAGAGATTTTTTATGGAGTAAAAACCGCAAATAATGCTTGTCAAGTAGTAGCTGTTGATAGTACAACAACCGTAGGAACGGATTATTTGCAATATTCAGGCGGCGTAATAAGAAAATGGACATCAAATATTCGCTATAAAGCTAACGCAGGCACTTTGTGGGCGAATAGAGTAAGCGCTACATATACAGCAGAAACGGTTTAGGTGAAATATGACAAATAAAGTAGATAAAATTTTAGGACAATATAGAGAAGCTGACAGTGATAATAATTTAACAAACGCTTTAAAATCCAACTACGACAACGCTTATGTTGATGCGCTTGCGGCAAGGCAAGGGCTTGATAGTATTTACGACGGCGTTAACCTATCAACAAAGTTTGCGTCTGAAATTGCGGCGGCACCATACAACGGTGATGTGTGGGCTTGGATTAAGGCAAGAACTCAAGCCGCTAACTTTACAGGTATTCACGTAGGTGATTATATCCCTGTTTCAATGTCCGCAGGAAGTGCGGGCGGTTATTCTCTCTCTGCTCAAACATTCAACGCACAAATAGCAGGGATTGACACTTATTGGGGCTATGGCGATACTGCAATTGTTCACCATATAGATTTCATCACAAAAACTTGTATGAATACTCCAATACAGTGGCAACCGAACGACAATAACAACGGTACGGCAGACCAAGCCAACCCTTGGATTACTTCAAAATTGTATGCTGTTTTGAATGGTGTAAACAATTATTCAACAAACGCTTTTAACTCCGTTATACACGGTATTGATGCGTCAGCAGGCGGTATTTTACAATTATTACCTACAGCACTTCAAAATGCTATAATCCAAAAACGCCAACTGGTTGAAAGCCGTTACAGCGTAAGCGGATTGTTGACCAGTTCAAATAATTTTGCTTGGGCGGATATGGGTAAATTGTGGCTTCCGAACGAGGTTGAAGTATATGGCACGCAAATATGGTCGCACGTTTATTCAAACGGCAACGCCGTGCAATACCCAATCTTCGCGGGTGCGGTAGGATACAAAGGCAGATTAAAAACAAATTCAGGTGGCAGTCGCGTCTACTGGTGGCTTGCGGTCGCGAGCTCCGGCAACCATACGCCTGCGTGCAATGTCAACTCCACTGGGAGCGCCAACTACACCTCGTGTTCTTACACCGGCATTTATGTGCCGCTCTGCTTCCGTATCGGATAATCGTCAATCACAAATGCAACCACACAAGGTGGTACAAATATAAAGGAGCCACAAGATGGATGAAGAACAAAAACAAGCGGAGATAAACGCTTACAGGAACTTACTGGAACAAAACGACTACATAGGCAGAAAAGTAGCCTTTGAGGTTGCCGCTTTATTTAAAGCACAATTTCCTAATGTTTCTACGCCTGTATATGAAAAATACCTTGCCTCAGAAGAGCAGGCAAACAACTTTAGGGCGAATATGGAAACGTTAAGCACAGTTAAATTTTAAATTTGTAAACAATAAATTTAAAAAGCAAGAAAATATAAAAAATTTAAGAATAGTAAAGGGGGCGGAATGTCTAAAACAGAAAAACAGTCAAAAAAATTGACTGATAACTTAGAGACGAAATTTGTTAGCGACAAAGGCTACTTTTCGTGGGGGTATCAAGTAACAAATATCGATTTTATGGCTGATGTGACCGATGAAACGGCACAGGACTTCTTAACAAAAATAAGAGCTTTTTCGACCGAGACTCAAGAAGACATAAACTTGTTTATTAATACTCGAGGCGGTGTTTGTACGGCTTTGACTGCAATTCTCGACGGTATGGAGCTGGTTGAGAATGATTTTTGTACAATTGGTATCGGTCAATGCGCGAGTTGTGGCGCTGTTTTATTATCAGCTGGCACAAAAGGTAAACGTTTTATCACTCCGAACGCTAGAGTCTTAATACATCAAGTCAGAGGGGGCGCTCTCGGCGTCAATTCTGAAGTTCAAGTAGGCGCTCAAGAAATGGATAGACTAAACGAGCTTATGTTCGGGATTTTGGCTAAAAATTGCGGAAAGACAGTCGAAGAGTTGAAGCAATTGACCCTCGGCGCTGATTTAGTTTTGACAGCTCAAGAAGCGGTCGACTTTGGTATTGTTGACGGCATTTTGACAAAAGAATTGATTAAAAATATGCACTTGAAAGACATCGACCCCGTAAACAATGAAGAGGCGGTCGAGTTCGAAGCTGAATTAGAGCCGAGTAATATCATCGACCCTGAAATCAAGGGAAGTAAAGACTATTCTCACAGCGCTTTGAAGCTTGAAATCAAGGGCGTCATCGAAGACGAAGAGTTTTATTATATTGAAGCAAGCGCTTCAACTCCTGAAGTCGACCGCGTGGGTGATATTGTTTTACCTGAAGCTTTTGTTAAATCGGTTGAGCGTATCGGAAATCCAGCGTTCATACATCAACATAATTTAAAAGAAATGCCTTTAGGCGTTACGGATAAAGTCTCTCAAGTCATAATCAAGGGGCAAAACAATACTCTTGTTTCGCTTCGTATGCCTAAAGATGACTATTCAGAAAAAATCAAGGTGCGTGCCGAAATGGGCGCTTACGGTGGATTGTCAATCGGATATGTTGCGAGAGATTGGACGTTCAACGGAGAGGGTGTACGCGTTATAAGTGACCTTGATTGGTACGAAGTTAGCTTAGTGACCGTGCCAGTAAACCCGAGCGCTAAAATCTTCCAAGTTAAACAACAGGAAATGCAGGAAAAAACAAAAAGTGCTAATGTAAAAGATGTACAGGATATGAGAAGTGCTGAAAAGTTCTTGAGAGCCTACGGGGTATCAAAAACCGACGCAGGAATTTTCTTAAAGGCGATAAAATCAACTATCACGGGTGAGCCTGAAGTTGACGAGTCGGTGTTGGGTGAGCCAGCACAAACCAAGCAAGAAGACGTCGAGGCGCTTGTAGAGTTATTAAACGTTATGAAACAAACAACAAGAAAGGACTAACAAAATGGCAGGAGAACAAATTAACGTTCAGGAGATAGTAACTGAACTAAAAGGTCAATTCAATGACTTACAAACTATGAACGATGAACGTGCCGAAGCGATGAAAAAGCAAGGCGTAGACATCGAAGAGGTAAAAAGTCTTCAAGCTCAAGCGGCTTCAGACATCGGCGCTAAAATTACAGCTATGGAGGGCATAATCGCTCGTATGGCTACGGTTGCTGGTTCAGACGCGGTTGACAATGCGACAGTAAACGAGTTTAACTTGCAGATGAAATCAATCAACTCGTTGAACGGAAGACAACACGCAGATTTTTCAGCTGAAGAGGTTAAATCTTATGCAGAGTCTTTCAACAAGTTCGTTACTAGAGGTATTAACGCACTTTCAGCTGATGAAGTTAAACAACTTAACAGCGCACACGACGCACAAGGCGGATTTTTGGTAATCCCTGATGTAGACCCTAATATTAGAGCTAAAAAGTTCGACGCTTATGGTATCTATGACGCGATTAACAAAAAACCAAGTTCAGGACGTCACGAAGTAATCGTAGACTTTGATGACTACGACGAGTCTTACTTCAACAAGGAATTGTTTGAAGACAGCTCAATCTCTTATGGAGAAAACTTCGCGAAAGTTACGTTTAACGCTCAAGTTCAAAAATACGGCAAAAAATTCAGCCGTGTATTCCTTGAAGACGCGTTCACAAACGTACAGTCAGACGTTTTAGGTAAAATGGAAGCTGGTATGTACAGAACTATTGCTAAAATGGTTACTGGCGGTACTGGTAACGCAGAGCCTAGAGGTATCTTGACTTACGCAAACGGCGCACTTTTCGGTCAAATTGAACACATCACTTCAGGCACAGTAGGTAAATTAACTTGGGCTGATGTAATTTCAACATTACCAGCGAAGTTAGGCGACGCTTACCACGCAAGCGCGGTTTACGCTATGCAACGTTCAGCGTTCTTCAGCTTGCTTGGAGAGGTTGACACGACTGGTAAACTTCAATTGTCTAATATGGTAAACTTCTTTAGCGGAAACGGTATCGAAATGAACATCTTAGGCAGAGCGGTTAAATTTGACGCTGGTATGCCTCAAGTTGCGACAGGTGCGAAATCTCTTATCTTTGGTGACTTAGAAGAGGCTTACACGCTTATCGAAACTCCGACCCAAAACATCGTAAGAGACGAAGCAAACCCAGATTACATCAAATTATGGGAAAGAAAACGTTGCGACGGTAGATTGGTGAACGGGGAAGCGTTAAAAATCTTGGTAATCAAGTAATTAACAAACCCACAAGGCGTTTTTTACCCGTTTGAAGCCTAAACTTAAACGGGTTTTATTCAAAACAATAAACAAGTAATACATTAAACAGAAAGGTTAAGGAATAAAAAATGACTATTTATTCAGATTTGAAAGCCCATACAAAAGCGGTCATCGCTCTTGCACTTGGCGATAAGACAGTCGCAGGCGATGTAAACGGAAACATAATCGACCAATTGGGTTTTGATTGTGGAAAAATCGTAATCGCGACAGGCACGGTTACAGCTGGTACAGTTGTACTAAAAGAAATTCAGGAAAGCGTGAACAGCGAGATGTCAGACGCTACTGTAATCCCAGCAGACGCAATCAACGGCGATTTGACAGTATTGTCAACAGCTAATGCGATTACTGAAGTAGGATATATCAATTCAAAAAGATATGTAAGACCAGTATTCACATTTAGCGCAACTCCGAACTTAATTGTTGGAGCGGTTATCGAAAAAGCTGGAGCTGAATACTTACCAGCGTAGTAGTTACAAGGTAAAGGGTGGACTTGAAATATAGTCCACTCCTTTTTTATGTTAGCAAAATAATAACAGGAGACACAAAATGGCAAAATACGAATTTACAGCAGACTACACCGCTAGTCCTGACGGGATTAAGGTAGTAGACTACAAAAAGGGCGATATTGTTGAAAAACTTTCAGCATATACCCAAAGCGCATTATTAGAAACTGGTATCATTGTCGAAATCAAAGAAGACGGCTCAAAAGTAGCGCCAGCAAAACCGATTACTCAAGTTGACCTTACAGATGAAGAAAAATCGAAGCTTACAACCGAAGCAACGGCTCTTCTTGACGCAGGAAGCTTGACAGATGAAAATTACGCAAGATTAAAAGAAATCGGTATCAAATTAAGCGTTACAGGAATGTTGCAGACTAAAAACCACGACAAAATTGTTGAGAAAATCAAAGAAGCTATTAAATATGTAAACGCCGATGAAAGAGGCGCTTCAGAAGAGAGAAAAGCTGAAATTTTGAAAGAGCTTAACGAGATTGACGCAAAAGAAACGGCTTCAGATGAAGAAATTGTTTTAATTGAAGAGATTTGTAAAGAGTTAAAAGTTGAGGTCGACCCGACTGATGACTTCAAAGCTTGTATCGCTAAAGTTAAGGAATTTTTCGGCGAAGCTGAAATCCCAGCGTAAGCGTAAACCATACTAAAATGATATAATTGAGTGATAAAGCCGTGAATGGTTCTATCACTCAATTTTTATAAGGAGCATTATGAAAGAGAAAGCATACCCGTATAAAGTTACAACAGCAGGCGACCCGTTGCAAGTTGTTTCAGTTGCCGAAGTCAAAAGCTGGCTGAAGCTTCCTACAAAAGAAAACCCAGCGCTTGACCTTGAGCTAACTTTGCTTATCGGAACGGCTGTAACGATTGCCGAGTCTCGCGCGCGTATCGAGTTGTCTGAAAAAACAATCACAACATACCGCGATTTTTGGGGTGAAGTCAGAAACGGCGTTGCTTCAAGAATTAGATTAAGAAGACGTCCGATAAGTTCAGTCGTAGTAAAATACTTCGATGAAGATGATGTGCTTCAGACTCTTGACGGCTCTACTTACGATTTATGCGAAGACGTTTTCTATAATTACTTTGCGTTTCGTGAAGAGTTGCCGACGCCGTCTTATAACGACAATTGTATTCAGATTGAAATGGAAGTCGGTTACGCGACTGCGAACGTTCCTGCGGAACTGAAACTTGCAATCTTAAATCACGTTGCTTCTATGTTTATGAACAGGGGTGACGCTTCAGATGACAATTTTAACGGAATACCGTCAACATCAATCGACGTTTATCGAAAATATAAACCGATAGAGCTTGGAGTTTAATTATGGCGAGCAGTTCAAGAGTTAGAAGAAAAGCTACAAAGATTTTACTCGGAGATATGGACGTTCAGGTCGATATTAAGAGACGTGATTTAAAAGCGCCTCTCGATGTAAAGTACGGACTCAACCTCAACGATATTTCGCTCAATGTATGGTGTTTTTGGGAGCAGGCAGGCGCAGGAGTTGACCTTTTTGACGGGGTGAATAATAGCGTAGGTACTGCGACAGACTTTTTCAAAATGTATTATGATAAAGACATCAAAGCTCACGATTACGTTTGTGTTGAGGGCAAATTATACGAAGTTCTAAGGGTTGCAGGAGGCGACCAGCGCGCAAAAGACTTTATGACTCTTATGTGTTGCGAAAAAGGACAAGCAACGAAAAAGGTTAATATGCTATGACGTTCAATGAGTATGTAAATATCGACATCGACAATAAAGCCGAAACGGTCTTCTTACATATTGAACAAATGTCTAGCAATATCGACAGAGCTGGGCGTAGGGCGCTCTTAAAGGGCGGTAGAATAATAACAGACCGTGTAAAACAGGGGATAAAAGACCCTCCGAAAACAGGACGCTACTATATCAGAGGTGGGAAACGTCGCAGAGCTTCAAAGGCTGGCGAATATCCTGCAAATCAAACAGGAGAGTTGAGACGTAGCGTAGGGTTTCAGGTCGAGGGGCTTCGAAAACTTCACATCGGCGCTAGAGCTGATTACGCAGGCTACTTGGAAACGGGTACTAGAAAAATGGAAGCTCGACCGTTCTTAAAAAACTCAATCAAAGAAAAATCAAAGGATTTTTACAACTTTATTGAGAATGAAATCGCAAAGGAAATCACTTAATGAAAATATCAGACATCATAAGACATACTCAAAGAATATTACCGCTTTACTCCGACCTCTTTAGTGACGTGATAAGCGTTACCAGCTTGACCCGTGACGGTTCGACGGTTACTCTTTCGACTGAAGCGCCTCACGGCGTCGAGGCTGGGGAGGTCTTTATTCTCGAGGGGGCTATGTTGCCTAATCCGATAGTTGAATTGACTCAAGAGGGCGGTTTAGGTCGTTTAGTGACTCAATTCAGCCACGATGTAACAAAAAATTACCCTCTCCGACCGAATGACAGTACCCATATTTCTATTGAGGGCGCTATTGAGAGCGATTATAATGGAATGTTTCTTATTATGGATATTCCTAACTCGAACGTTGTAGAGTTCAGCATTGAGGCAGACGCGCCAGCACAAGCGACAGGGAGCCCGATATTGAAAGAAAATTCAGTCGCTAACTTCAATGGTAGAAGAGCTTGCGGAACGGTCATCGATGACAACACAATTACGTTTGAAATCGAAGACGCGCCTCTTCAGGAGACAGCGACAGGCAGTATAAAAATAAGAACTGGAATTAGGATAAGTGGCGACTTTAGTTTTCAGCACGCTCAAGCCTCCTACGAGGCTCAAGAAGACGGGAAACTTTGGGGTTACTTAGTGTTTGACGGTGTAGACGTTTCAAAGTCTCGCACGACTCAATCAGACGCTATTGCTACACACGCCAGCGGTAGTGATTTAAGAATGGACGGCGTACAGGGTTTAAATTTTTATGTCTTTGTACCGACCTCTAGTGAATATTGCTGGATTGACTTTGTTGACCTCGCTGATTATTTAAGAAAAGCGGTTCTGAAGACATTACACTTGGCAAAATTCAAAAATCAATTATCGGATGACGAAAGCAAATTAGTTTACGTCGGAGATATGCCAGCGGATTTGAATACGCGCGCGTATGCCGTTTACGTCTTTAAATTCCAGTCGGTTTTGAAAATATCGAATGAAGACGGAGTCGAAGCAGAATATACAAGAGCATTGAGAGGGTTCACGACTCAAGATGTTCAGAATACAGGAAGTGAAGAGTTTATTACAAGTTATGGAGATTTACCAAATGAAGAGATTAGTATTGATTAAAAAAGAGCTGAAAGGTTTTTCAGTAGGTTCAAAAGTCAGAGTCGAAGTCGACGAAAAAGGCAACCCAGTAGAAGTTTATTGGAGAAAAAGACTCGAAGACGCGAAAATCGACGATTGTTGCGAGCTTATCGCGCTTGATGATGAAAAAGCGGAAGAAATCATCATCAAAGACCCTATCGAGGTGAAAGAAGATGAAAAATCATCTTCACCCGAAGCGGTGATAGAAAAGCCAGCTAAAAAAGCTAACCCAGCGAAATAATGTTATAGTTAGTCAAGATTGGAGACTAAAAAGATGAATAAAGCAGGAAAATT